GGCTTGCAAACAACATATTTAGTGTTTTCAATGACATCTCAATCAACTTTCTGTTTTCATCCGAATTTTTGAGCCGGATTCGGTACAGAAGATGTACTCCATTCCCGCTATTTGCGAAAAGCGGTTTTGAAAATCCCAAGTTTCGCATGAATTGATAAATTTTATTTCCCTGCTCTTTTGCTTTTTCTATCTGTTCATCCGTAGACGATGTGCCGCTCGGGCGTTTCGGATCTAAGTCAATCATCAGCCAATCGTAACCAACCACATCATGATCACTCGTCGTGGCTTTTGCATTCTTCTCAAATCGGTTCTTCTGAATCCGGTCATAACATGCTGCATTAATTGAGTTCAATGTCATGTAGATATTGCAATCCGCGAAATTTCTCAATTCATCAAATGCCCGCATTAAATCATCTGCATTTGTGAAATATCCGCTATACATTGACTTATTCCCATAAATTACCCGAACTTCAAACAGCTGTCCTTCCGGCTTCATCAATGTTATTGTCTTTCGTATTTCTTTCTCATTTAACATTTACTGCCACCCTCCTGTTTCAACCTGCTGCACTTCTGCCTTATCTTTTTCGTCATCATAATTACCTTCCAAAACTTTAGGAAAATTACTCGGCAACACAAACCAATCGAATGTAATAACCCACGCTCTCTTACTTCCTGAACGTCCCTGCAGGAATTTACTATGTCTGATCTTATCAATAGCAGTTAGAACATCATCAACACTATATTCTTTTATTCTCGCCACTA